AACTATATCGGATCCTGCACCAACCTCAGGAGAATAAAATAATAATGCCGTACCTAAGGCCAATTTTGGAGGTGCCATTCTTCTTGGTGGAGGTGCGGCTTTTTTAGGTTTATCTTTATCGGTTTTTTTATTTTCTTTTCTATCCGAATCTGGAACATCAGGTACGTTAGTTGGTACTGAATCAAGTAATTTCTTACCAAGAAGTAATGCTCCTAATTCAAGAAGAGCTGTTTTAATTACTCCACCTAAAGAACTTAATGCACCACTTATAATACTACTTAAACCTGATAGACCAGTAAATAATTGTTGTATGAGTGATTTAGATTCACCTTTTGCAACAGGTTGTGGAGAAGTTTTACTGCCTTTTTTAAATTGATTTTCATAGGCATCTTCACGAGCACCCGCTCTTTTGAAAAACATATCGGCTTTCATTTCAGCCGTATCGCCTTGAAGTCTTACCAACTTCATAATATTTAATTTTGCTAAATTAATATCTCTAGCAATTTGAGGCAAAGCTACCGAATTTTTTGCAGAAATCCTGGTATCATTTTTAATTGATAATAGTATTTCAATACTTTCTTGCGAAAAAATTTGTTGTGGAGGTTGAATACGATTTGATATACTTTCGGCTTTATCTTTATCAGCTGTAGCCGAATATCCTTTACCAAATATTTTTTTACCAATTTGTGAACCAATACCACCACCAGAAAATAAGACATTTCGTATGTCAAACATTTCTTTTAGTCTTTTTCCACCAGCAGAAGCTAGACCACCGACTAAACCTTTGGTCTTATATTCTTGTTCTAGTATTCTAGCTAATCTTCCAGCCATTTAATTAACCTTTTCTTTGAGCATTTAACAATTTAATCTTTTCATTTTCTTCATCCAAATACTTCAGTAACATACCCACATAGATGCTTTTTTCCCACGGCATCATGTTTTCCAATTCAGTCAAACTATACTTGTGATGTTGCATTAAAGCAAAGTTTGTCTGAAAATGATTACCTAAATTATCATAACCAAATATTATACGAAAAAACTTTCGATTCCTTCAACTAAAACATTTTCTTCATAACTACACTTAGGACATTTAAAGTTTATATTCTTACGCAACTTTGGAGTAGTATCAAAAAACTCCTTAAACTTCTGTAAATCTTTGGTCTGTAATGATTCTACAAACTCACTTAATTCTTCTTTTGTCGAATCTTTTGCATAATATAAAGTTTCTTTATCGTAAATATAATCAATACAACTTATAATAGTATTTAAAATAGATTCTGTTTCATTTTCACCATCAAGAGATTCAAACACTTTGAAATTTGGGTACTTCATTACTACACCCAAATTTTCGGTAATTTCTATTTTGTTTTTATCCGTTTTTTCAAATTCTGGAATTATGTCATTAATATTAACATCAATTTCCACTACTGTATTACATTTCTTTTCTTCTTCAGATTCGTCTTTAATTAAATTATTGCAACGATATTTTAAATTTACTAACTCACCAACTGATTTGGATCTGAGTTGTAAAAAAATCTGTTCAATATCAAACAAAGGTAATTCATCAATATCAAGTTCATCTAAAACGCAATTATTAATAACTTGTTTAACTGTATCGGTAATTGATTTTAAATCTCCTGCTTCCGCAGCCATCAAAAACAATTTTTCTTCTTTAACAGTAAAGGGTCTAAATCGTATTTTCTTTCCCGTTGATAACAACTTCAGATCATATATTGGTACATCAATTTTTGGTAACATAATTTCCTCACTTAATTAAAAGATTCTCCCTAATTTTTGGTCCACATTTTTTCCTAAACCACTCATTAATTTTTCGCCTTGTAAACCAAACAATGCGGCCGCAGCTTGAGTTAAATCGTAAGTGCCGTCATAGATGGTTCTATATTTCTGATATGCAAACTGCACAGTTAATCTGTGTACATTATCATCCGTCCAAGTTAATTGTTGCGATGCTATTCCAATTGGAAAGGCATCAATTAATTCTACCGCATAAATTTGTTTGATAAATTCGTCATACTGAATAATTTTTATATTTGTCATGTACCTGGTTTTTTCATCTTTTGGAAACCTAAGGTTGTTCGTATCTGTTGGCATAATAGCTTCCAACCAACGATCAAAAAGTTTACGCTCATAAAATTCATTTGTACATAAAAATGTTAATGATGTATCTGTATATTGAGATTGATATGGAACTTTAAAAGTTGGACCATAAACTTTTACATCAGCCGTATTTAAAGTTTTTCCTGGTAACTCAGCAGATTCACATTGTAACGCCAAATATCTTGATATAGAAGCGTTAGTTGTTTTAGATTGTGAATCTTGCGGTTGACTACCAAATACTCCACCCAAAATTTCAGAAGCATTTGTAAATATGGTATTTGGTAAATTGAATAACTGTTCGAATACCGAATTACCAATAAAGTTATTGATATATTGCGGAATAGGTAATACAACTTGAAAACGATTTGGTCTAGCTAAACCATCTTTAGCTTTAATGTTAGCTAGAAATAAATTTGGTGCAAATGACATTAGAATTTGTTCCTTGAATCAGCGTATACTTTGTTTGTTCCAGCACCAACAAATGTTTCCATTGGTAACATGGCAGCTATGTCCCACTCATCAGCAAAAACTTCAACAAATCTGGATCTAACATGTGTAAACAAATACCTTTTAATGCATGGTTTTGCTTCAAATGCTTTTGTTGCTCTTTTTAAATACTGATAATTTAGTCTTAATCTTGTATTAATATCAAAACTTTTATCTGTTGCTGTTTCACTTAATTTATCGAGTAATACCATTCTCTCTCTTGGGTGAATGTAGTGTAAATTAATACCTAAAAATCCATCATTGTATTGTTCTACCGGCAACACCAAAGGAAATCGATCATAATATGGTAATTTTTCTTTATGCTTTGGATCATAGTAGAAAAAGTACATATGTCCAACAAAAGCGGATCTAGTTGTTCGGTCAACATCTCTAAATAAGGATCGTTGTGAAGCATTTAAAGAACTTATTTTATTCTGCAACCATGCTCTAGATTGTCTAGTTCTTGGTGCTAAACCTTCTTTATCTAAAGATTTTTGTATTCTGTCTATTAGTGTGGCCATCTATTATTTATACTAAATTCCTAAATCTTTTTCTGTGACCACCCTAAACTTCCAACCATGTTCTTGGCAAAATATGTCAGCAGCTCTCCATTTTTCTTGGTTAATTGCGTAAGTTGCAGCTTCTTGTAAATACTTTTGAGTTTTTCTTTTTTGAATAGGAACTTTGGTTTGTTTTTCAGGTTTAACTTCTAAAATATAGGTCATAACCAGTCCAGTTTTTTCACGAACTTTTACTATAAAATCAGGAAAGTATCGATGCATTTTTTGATCTACTGGAGAGCGATATGGAATGGCGAGTTCTTCCGAAGCCCACCAAATAATGTTAGGACTTTCATCAAAATACTTCATAACTCTCAATTCCCAAGAAGATCGATATATGATGTTATCTGCACCACCATTATATTTCTTAGGATTTTTAGGTTTAAACCTTCCTTTATATGACATAAATACTATCTAGTTAACATTAAAGGCAAAAGATGGGTATTTTTAACTTAACCGAAATAACATTCAATAAGAATCCTATCTCCAGAACTGGAGATTCCAGAAACAATTTGGTTGGTTCTGGATATAATTCAAACACATTCAAATATCCTATTGATTTGGGTAGTTACGATAAAGGTCATTATATGGTTATTCATATTAATGAACAAATCAAAACAAGTTATATTGGTCCATCATCTACAGATGTTCCATCAATTTTTACAAATAGACAAAATTTAAATAAATCAATTGGCGGCACAGGAATTGGAGGTTTATCCAATTTTTCAGATTTATACGGTGACGTTATATCTAAAGCCACTAATTTTTTTAAAGGAAATCAAGGTTTCATATCTGGTTCAGATTATAGACCAGCACTAGAGGTTAGAACAATTCGTAGAACAACCGATACGATTGCGTTGTACATGCCTGATACTTTAAATTTTACACACAATCAAGGTTATAGTGATGTGAAGATGGGTGGCGGTATGTTTGCAGCTGCTGGTGCAGCTTTGCAGGCTGCTCAAGGATCTAATTCAATTGATGATTTTTTAAGTAAACTTGGAAATAATGCCTCACCATTTTTACTTAGTGGTTTGGCATCACTTGCTGGAGAATTGGGTGCTACTGCATTTGCTGGTGCTTTTGGTTTTGTAACCAATCCAGCTTTAGAAGTTCTTTATTCTTCTCCTGCTCTCAGATCATTTAGATTCGATTTTATGTTTTATCCAAGGTCAGAAAAAGAAGCTATAGAAGTCCAAAGTATTTTAGATAGATTGCGTTTTCATCAAGCACCAGAATTGTTAGGTTCACAAAATGCTGGTGGACTTGGTGGATTTTTTATGGTACCTCCATCTGAATTTGATATTAAATTTTATTATAATGGATTAGAAAATCCAAATATACCAAAAATCTCCACATGTGCTTTAGAAACTATTGACATAGACTATGCACCAAATGGTTTTTCAACATATGAAGTCCCAAGTGGACAATATGCTACAAAAGGCGGCACAGGAATGCCAGTAGGTATTCGCCTGTCGTTACAATTTAAAGAACTTGAAATGCTTACAAAATCAAATTTTTCAGATGACGCTAATAGAAAAACTCAATTTCAAAGTGGTGGAGGAGAGGCAGAATAATGGCAAAATATTTTAATTATTTCCCTAAAACTTCATATACCTTTGATGGTAAAAATATTCAATATGTAACAAATCTACTTTCTAAAGTTTCTTTTGAAAATGACTTTAAAGAAAATTCGGTAATTTATTATGAATATTTGGTTTCTGATGGAGAAACACCAGAAATTGTTGCTCATAAGATATATGGTTCCGCTGAGAAACATTGGATCATTTTAATGCTAAATGATATTTTGCATCCACAGTTTGATTGGCCTTTAAATGAAAGTTCTTTACTTAAATATATCGATATTAAATATCGTCAATCACAATACGCCAATAGTTCTACCGAAGGTACAGGTACAACTTGGGCACAAACACATGTTAAAGAATACCACAAAATTGAAACAAAAACAAATACAATATTAAATGAAACTATATCGGTCAATACTTTAAATGTAACCCAAAATGACTATGCTAATGTGGTTTCAACTTCAACAAATTATACTTTAAGTGATAACACCACAATTAATATTAGTATAACAAAAGATACATTAAGTTATTATGATTATGAAATTGCTGAAAACGAAAGCAAAAGATCAATTAAAATTTTAAAACCAGACTTTGTACCTGTTGTAGAACAAGAGTTTATTGGAGTTTTTACTAAATGACCAGTGCAGTATCCAATTTTGTAATTAAAGAATTATCTTTAGTTTACAAAGACAAAAAAATTGACATATCTGGTTTATTTCAGGAATTAAATATACACGATAGTATATTGTTACCTTGTGTACATGGTAATGTTGTAATTCTTGATAGTCGAGGACTTACTGATAAATTAGCACTAGATGGATCTGAAAATTTAATTGTTGATATACGAAAAAATAAAAATGATGATGCAGATAGTGATTTTGCATTTCAAAAAGTTTTTAGGGTATTTAAACAAAGTAACAGAAAAGGTGTAAATCAACGTTCTGAAGTTTATGTGTTACATTTTATTTCCGAAGAATTTATTTTATCTGAACAATTACGAGTAAATCAATCGTATAGAGAAAAGTATTCAAATATTGCAAAGTCTATAATGAAAGACTATTTGAATATTGATATTGATAAACAAATTGAAGATGGTAGTTTGTTTGTTGAATCTGAAGGATTAAAAAAAGTAGCAATACCTAATCTACATCCAATTGACGCTATTGATTGGTGTGCAAAAAGGTGTTTAGATAAAAATGAATCTCCATCTTTTTTATTTTTTGAAAATAATAAAGGTTATAATTTTGTAAGTCTATCAACATTACTTTCAATATCGCCAGTAGCTTCGTTAAATTTTACACCTAAAAATATAAATTTGGGTGATAAAACTGAAGAAACTCAATTTTTAGGTATTAAAGATTTTAAGGTTCTATCACAGTTTGACTTTTTAAAATCGGTTCAGAATGGAGTTTATGCTGGTAAATTTATTGGATTTGATCCAATAACCAGAACGATTGCACAAAGAGAAATTACTTTTGATGACCATTATTATACTAGTGAACATGGTAATAAAGTTCCTAATTTAGCAGTTGTTGAAAATGTAAAAGGATTAAACAATACTCAAATGTTTGATGCTAAACAATCTGTTTATGTTTTTGGATATTATAGAAAAGATAATGATTTCATTAATCAGAAAGATCCCGAATCATTAAACTATGTTGATGACCCTTATAAGTATATCTTCCAAAGACGAGCAATAGTACAAAATTTAATGACACAAAGAGTGCAAATAGTTTTACCTGGAAATTTTCAAATAACATCTGGTGTAAATGTTAAGTTACTCGTACCTAAGATTGGTCAGTATTTAAAAAATGAAGATAATTTGGATAAATCATTGTATGGAAATCATTTGGTAATTGCAACACATCATTGTATACAACCAAATAAACATGAAGTAGTAATTGAAGCAGTTTCAGATTCATCAAATAGAGAATATGGAATATTAACTTCTAAACCAATTCAAGATTCGGCATATTACGCATGATAGTTAATCAACCTAAAAAAGACTATGGCACTTTTGATCCAACCAATTGGGTTGGTGTTGTTGAGAATAGTCACGACAAATTAAATATTGGAATGTATAAAGTCCGTATTATCGGATTACATTCACCTAATGTTGAAGAAGTGCCTGTTGATAATCTTCCTTGGGCTCATGGAGCTATACCTTTATCACAAGGTTATACCACTTCAGTTGCAAGACCTGGTGAATGGGTTGTTGGTTATTTTTTAGATCCTGAAACATTACAGTATCCCATTATTATTGGTATTCTTCCAGGAATACAATCAACCAATGTGGTGAATGTTACAAGTTCTGGTTCTAAAGTTGGTTCATACAGTTACAACAAGTCAGCAGGATTTGTACCACAACTAACGCAAGAGCAAGCGGATAAAACACCAGTATTACCTGAAGGCATTGTAACAAGATCAGTTGGTCAACCAACGACAGCACCTCTTGCTCGTGGAGTATATGAGAACAGTAGTATTTCAGTTGCTGATTCCAATGCAGAACATGTTTGCGATTTTAAAAAGAAACTTAGATATGATATTGCAATTGAAAAACTTAAAGTTTATGAATTTGTTCAAAAAGCAAGAGCTGCAATAAAAGCATATTTTACAAGTCTTTCTTCAGGTCCAATGTCTACTGCTATTCAAGCTGCAATTAGGCAAATCAAAGAGATATTAAAAATGATAAAGAAAGCTGCGGATTTTATTACTGATGTTGCAAAAGCTATTGCTGATTTTATTAAATATTGCAACGAACTTATTGCGTACATTGCAAGTCTGCCTGCACAATTGGCAGCACAATTAAAAAAGTGTTTGCAGGAATTCACCAACGCTTTATCAGATGCTTTATCGTTTGATAGTGTAACTAAAGATGGTAATCCATCTCCATTTTCTGAAATTAAAAGTTTAGTTGAAACCGCAAAAGAAACCGGCCAAGCAATAGAAACAGCAGTAAATGCCTCAACAACCGCAGTAGCACAAGCAACAATATTGGCGGTTACAGCTAAATCATTTGGACGAGTATAATGGCAACTAAACCTAGTGGACTTGATTGGACAGAACCTTCATCAACATTTGTTGGTGAATATCCATATGCACATGTAACAGAAACACAATCGGGTCATCTATTTGCTATGGATGATACAAAAGATTCTGAAACAGTTAGACTAGCACATCGTTTAGGCACATTTACAGAATTTCAAAAAGATGGAACAAGAGTTGATAAGATTGTTGGTGATGGTTATCAAATTATTGCCAAAAATAACCACGTATTAATTAAGGGCGTATGCAATATTGTAATTGAAGGAGATTCAGTATTGCGTGTTCAAGGTGATGCTGATGTAAAGGTTGATGGTGATGCATACACAATGGTTGAAGGAAATTTAACAACCAAAGTTAAAGGTGATGCTTCTATTTTTGCTGGTGGTGATTTAGATTTAGCAGCTGGCGGTGCAACAGGCACAGTAACAATCAATGCACCAGATGGAATAAATTTAAATGGTGATGTTACAGTTAATGGACTATTGACAGCTGCAAGTAGCATACATTCAGGTGATAACATTGTGGCTGGAAAACAATTGTTCTCTTATTTGGGAATTCAAACTTTAGGTGGTATTAATTCAGGATTTACCTCAGAGAGTCCTGTGCCACCTGGCGTAATTACTTCAACTGTAACAGTAACTTCACCAATTATATTTGGATTGGCAGCAGTACAAGATTCTAGGGGACCAATGGAATTGATTCGACAGTTATATAATATACACATACATCCAACACCTAAAGGACCATCAGGTACACCAACACCAATTCAATAATTATGGCAAATACAATATCCTCAAGATTGACTTTTAGTTTTGATACCACAAAATTTGGTGGAGCTTATTATTTAAGTCAAGAAGCAAAAAACAGTATGAACGTATATCCTTCGGATGTAGTTCAATGGCAAACTCAAGAAATTGCTAATGGTACAATTTCACCAAGTAACTATTTTAAAAATCCAGTACAAGGTGTTTGTTCTAGTATAACATCAAATACAAATTCAATTATAACATTTTGTACAAACGATGTTGCAAATACTTTTCCAAACACTTCAATTCAAGCCAGAAATTTGGCCAATACTGCAAATAATTTGTTAGTGCAAATATTAGATTTTAAATCTCATACTGATAATATGTCCCGTCTTGGAGCAACAACACTTAGTACAGAATTTTTAGTTGATTCTCCAAATATACCAAACTATCAGATGGCAATGGCACAAGGTAGTGAATTGACTAGACTACTTTATTCTACCGAATCGGTACAAAACACAGATGCAATTTTAGGTTGCTTTACAAGTATTTTTGTAAATCCTGAATTAACCGCAAACAGTTGGAATATAGGAAATGGGTACATAAGTTTAACCAACTCCTATAATGGTCTCACAAGTAATATAACCAACTCAGCTTTAGTTAGCATTATTTCTACTTTAGAACAAGCCAATTCTTTAATGTTTACCAGAAGAACATCAGACTGGAATTTTTATAAAAAACAAAGACAAGTATTGAATGACTATCGTTTTGTTACACAATTTAACAATTCTGGCAATACGGATAATTATTTGATACAAAATTACATTGGTACAGACTTCCTTAAAAATAACCTGGCAAATACGTGATAAATAACCCATGGCTACAGTAACCACACAAACAACCAGACAATTTAAAGACTTAGACCTGTCTTTTAATATTCATCCAGTTAAAAAAGACATAAACAAACATGTGGATGAACAGGCAGTTATTAATTCTTTAAAAAATATTATACTGACGAACCACTATGAGAAACCATTTAATCCAGATTATGGTTCCAACATTCGAGCTTTATTGTTTGAAAATATAGATTCTATTACAGCAATTACTTTGGAAAGAGAAATTTTACAAACAATAGAAAATTTTGAACCTCGTGTTAGTGTGTCCAAAGTAACAGCCATACCAGATTTCGATAATAACGGATATTCAATTAAGTTGGATTTTTTTATTATCAATTTAACTAACCCAATAACAATTCAATTCTTACTACAAAGAGTCAGATAATGGCAGACCGTTTAAATGTAACCGATTTAGATTTTGATACACTCAAATCTAATCTTAAAAGTTTTTTAAAACAACAATCCGAGTTTTCTGATTATGATTTCGAAGGAGCAGGTTTAAATGTTCTTTTGGATATTCTTGCCTATAATACGCATTACAATTCATATTATTTGAATATGTTGGCAAATGAATCTTTTTTAGATTCTGCAATATTAAGAAACTCTGTTGTATCTCATGCTAAACGATTTGGTTATACTCCACGTTCTGCATCGGCACCTTTAGCTAAAATTAATTTTTCAGTTGATTCTTTATCTTCAACGCCAGGTTCATTAACATTACCTGAAGGTTATATTTTCCTTTCAAATTTAATTGATAGTAAATCCTACAATTTCATTACATTAGAAGATACGACAGTTTCAAAAACTGGTAATAACTTTGTATTTACTAATTTGAAAATTTATGAAGGCCAATTAGCAACATATAGTTTTACACATGTTGAAGCTTCCAATCCAAAACAAATTTTTACTTTACCAGATATTAATATTGATACCTCAACAATTAAAGTTAGTGTAAGGGAATCAATTTCAAATTCAACATCTACAGTTTATACATTGAATACTGATGCTTTAGATATAGATTCAACCTCTGAAGTATATTATATACAAGAAGGCCAAAATAACAAGTATGAAATTTATTTTGGTAATAATGTTTTAGGTAAAAAAATACCTGATGGAAGCATTGTTTCAGTAAAATACTTAATTACGAATGGTGACTTAGCAAACAAAGCTAACAGTTTTATTGCGACTTCCACGATTGGTGGGTATTCAACATTTATTGTCAATTCAACATTGGCTGCTTCTGGTGGAGCACCAAGAGAAACAGTTGATCAAATTAAGTTTGCAGCTCCATTACAATTTACTTCACAAAATCGTGCGGTAACAAAAAACGATTATATCAAACTCATTCAACAAAAATATCCACAGTTTGAAGCTGTCAATGTTTGGGGTGGAGAAGAAAATGATCCTCCAATTTATGGTAAAGTTTTTATTTCTGCAAAACCAAAAGAAGGTTTTGAAGTAACAGATGCCGAAAAAGAATTTGTTAAAGAAAAGATCATTAAGCCAATTAGTATTCTTACAGTAACACCTGAAATTGTTGATATTGATTATAACTTTTTAAAATTAATTTCTAAAGTTTATTATGATCCAACAAAAACAATTAGTAATACTAATACATTAAAATCTTCTATACAAACAGAAATTGAAAATTATTGTAATGATAATTTAAATACTTTTAATTCAATTTTTAAATCATCTATATTGAGTTCTAGAATTGATAATTTAGATTCTGCAATTCAATCAAATGAATTGGAATTATTTTTAACTAAAAAATTTAGACCTGATTTAATCAATTCTAATAGTTATATTTTAGACTATGGTGTTCCTTTACAAAAAGGAACTACATCAGACAATCTATACTCAAATCCAGAATTTACAATGTTGGATGAAGAAGGCATTTCAAGACAATCTTTCTTAGAAGAAGTACCATCTTCTTTTACTGGTGTCGAATCAATTACTGTTACGAATCCAGGCATTAATTATATGACAACACCTACAGTTGAAATTATTGGTGATGGTCAAGGAGCAACTGCTATTGCGACCATAGTTAATTCTAAACTTTCAAAAGTTACAGT